AACGTTTTAACGTCTTTCCAATTAGTGCCAGCGATAGCACCTAGTGCGCCTGCTACTACTTGTTGTATGTCTTCGGATGAAAAACCTTTATCTGCTGGCATAATAAACCTACTTTACAATTAACTTTGACCGCTTGTTACTGGTGGAATAGCAAAAGGTGAGCCGGGTAATTTAAGGAAATGGTCCATATTTGCCCATAACCTCATTCTTGTTTCGTTATACCAATTCCCCCAAAATGCTCTTTGAGATACTGATGCATCATCAGTATTTTTTAAGGCAACTTTATAAGCAGCATAACAAGCCCACATTTTTAATTGAATGTCATTTGGTAATATTGTAATGTTTACAGTTGCATCATTAGCAGTTAAGTTAGCAATAACTCCACAGCCATACACAGTAAAAGCGGTGCTAACAGCAGGAGCCGGATAAATGCGAATACTGTTTTGTCCATTGCGATACCAATATTTTGGTGTGCCTGCAACATCCGCTTCAAACGTTGGTGAATAAGCACGCAGTGTAGGTTCTGAACAATGAATTAAAGCAGTTGAACCAGCAATTACTGTAATTGGAAACCAAATAGATGTAGCATCATTGCTTTCAACTGCTGGTAGTACAAGAGTCGTAGTTACATATGTAGCGTCAACATTTAAATCATTTAAATTTATAATTGGACTTATTTGAGTTTTAGTGCCTTTTGCTGGCACATAAACGCACGTCCTGCATGTCTCTGCAATTGCCTCGTTTAGGTAGTCAGTAATAGTAACTGACGTGCTAACAATAACATTGCCAGTACCATCACCAACTTCACCTAAAGATGAGTAGTCGTTTTCCGACTCATTTAAAAGTCGTAACGTTTCTTGTAGTAGTTGACTTGCGTTAGCCATTACACAGTCCTTCGTGCATAAGTAGCAGACCATCCTTCAACCATACCTAAACGGTCTAAGTATTCTGCTTTATACATTGCTAATACATTTGGTTCCATCATCTGCATTGCACGTGCTGCAAGAACTCCATAAACAAGACAGTCGTGAGATACGTTAGGCAACGGACATTCTTGGGTGTCAGCAAGAGGCACTGCGTTACCATTTACGTCATATTCCCAAATACTACCCGGTTGACAATATCCTTCTAACATAATCCCATTTGGAATAGCAACAGTAGGTTCAGGAAAAAAACCAATACGATTCATGCCATAAAGGATGCACGTATCTAATGTTGTCTGTGACGTATTTTCGCGAATTACATCTGCTTTACGATTAGCAAAGTTTATAAGCAACATACGTTGATATATACTTTGTGTTGTATTTAAAAGAAATACTCCCCTAATATGATACATATCTGGGGAGCAATACTCAGATTGACTTGCCACCAAATCAAGATACCTCCGACCAAAGAGACAGTCCGTTTTTCGGGCTATCTCATTTGCCGTTTCTAATATAAGGTATTCAAGACCAAAAGGGTCTAAGTCTTGCTTCCCACCAAAGTGGTGCAAACCGACCATACGAACCTTTTGTTTGATTTCAGCCAGTGTCATGTTAGTTCACCAATGAATTATCACGTCCAATAGCAAGGTCTGCAAACAAGATAGTTGCATAACCAGTCTGATTGTAGTTGATGTTTTGATTGGTGAGTGCTACACGCACCCAAGGACGAATTGTTGCATCCGCTCGTGCATTCAATACCTTGAACGTACGTACTGGAGCAAACATTGCACTAGTCGCACTACTAATGACTGCAACAACGCCATTAATAGTTGCTGACAATGTAAACGTTGTAGCCGATGGAACAGTCAATACGTAATACGCTTGGTCTGTTACTAATGCGGGTGTACCTGCAACGCTTCCACTGTATAAGTAAACAACGTCACCTACCTCAAGCCCGTGTGGAGCAGCAAGTGAACCAGCGAGTAAAGATACAGAGGTAAACGTACCAGTTGCTGAATTGCTTACATACAAGTATGGATGCTTTTCAAGATGTACGTAGAATCCTGTACCCGCAGTAATAGCAGCAGTAGTAGTAATTGCCGCACCACCAAATGTTGCCGACAAGCCAACCTGCCCATTTACTGTTGATGGAACAACATAATACGTAGTATTAGTTGAAAACCCAGCAGTAGTAACAGTAAGGAATGTAACTGCTGCTCCAGATGGCGGCAGTGAGTCAAACAAAAGACTTGTTGACGCATTTGCAGCAGTTACAGAAGCAAATGCTGTATAGCCAGTAAATGAACCAACGTATCCAGACACATCATTTGCTGTTACTGTAGTAATAAGAATACCCGAAGATGTATATAACTTACCTGCCGTACCAATAAGATACTGCTGTCCTACAACCAATGTACTACTAGCAACAGAAGTTGGAACAAATGTTGAACCTACTGTTGCAACACCAGCACGTACTGTAAATTCACCAGCAGCACCACTTGTGGTAATTGTCAATGGTTGAGCATTAGCAGGACAAGAACCAACACTGCTAATTGGTGTCCAATCAATGTCTCCACCTGCGGGTGCAGTTGCTTGATTAACACCATTGCCTTGTAAAATTACCTGACACGCAGCAGGTCCAAAGATGCCAGCCACACCAACAGATGCACGAAGGTAATAAGAACTGCCCGCCGTACTACCAGCAAGTGGCGCGTCACCAACAATAGCACTTGATACCGTTTGACTTGTAAGCAGAGAAATATCTGCATTAGTAGCACGATAACGAGTTACATTCAATGCATCAGAATAAGCAGCCGACCAATGTCCAAAAGGACTGGCTGGGACTTTAACTTGCGCTGAACGTCCGCCTAGTGTTGTTGCAACTGGGCTAAGGCTAACCGTAGCCATTGCAATTGCACTAGATGCAGTTCCAATTGTAAGTGGCGCACCACCCGGTACAGTAGAAAGCCCAAACGATACGCCTGTGCTGTTTACAACAAAGAATGCTGTAGCAGCAGCAATACCACCACCTGCGGCTCCGCCAATACTTACAAAAGTCACTACTGTACCAGTTGGAGGAGCAACAGCCGGAGTTGTTGCCGTATGTACTGTACCAACATTAAGTGTTACCGATGACCACGCATTTGGAATAGTGGACCACGTAAACTTTAGAGCATTATCTCTAGCCATATATTTCTCCAAAGGGAAACTAACTTTTAATTAATTTCCCTTTTATTTAAATTAACGCCGCACAATCACGACCCATCGTGAGATATGCACTATCGATTACAACACCAGTATTAGTAGATGGAGTAACACTGCTATTAGGCAACGCACGAACAACAAGACGTATCCAAGGTTTTGGATTTGGTCCCATTGGAATTGCAAGTAATCGCCGAGACACACACTTATCAAACACTGAGGACGATGCAGATATTGTTGTGTCAATTGGACCGTATGGCGTTTTGCTTACAGTAAATGTTGAAGTATTTGTTACAGATACAACATATATTGGTTGTGCAATTGCTAGGTTAGTAGCAGCAGCACGAGTAACAAGAATGTCACCTACTTGAAAACCGTGAGAAGCCAATGTTCCAATACCACTACTAATTACCAATGCACTCGGTGCTGTATATGTTGCGTTAATTGGCAACGGCACACTAGTACTAATAGCAGACCAATCAGTACCAGCAGTACCTGTTCCACTATCAGATGCACCTTCAACAAAAATCTCAAAACGAGTTGTTCCTAAAATTGCGCCATAAGGCGAAATTACCACGTGACAATATCGTTCAGCACCATTAAGGTTTCCCCACAGTGCTGGGTCATTAAGTGTTGCGCTTGTTTCCCCAGATACAACAATTGATTGGTCAGCGTTTGTAGTACGAAAACCAGCACGATTTAATGTCTGACTTACGCCTTGCGACCACGAACTTGCTGTTGCTGCAGCAGAAAAGGAAAACGATGCACCAGAAGATAGAACAGATGCGCTTGCCGCATAGTTCTGAACCAGCAACTGATTGGAACCGTTAGCCTGAGCCGTTTGTACAAATCTAAAGACTTGTTTATTATCTCTTGCCATTTGATTGGCTCCTTTCTATTAAGACTGGACACGAACTTTAAGGCGACCAATAGCACGTACGTGTGGAACCCACAGACCAATACCCCAATCAAATACAACATTGTGCATGATGCCATTTTCCTTAGACAATCCAAGGTATTGTGGTTTGAATGGACCGCTTTGCCAACCCTGAACGTAACCCGTTCCATAACGTACAGCGTAAATAAACGTACACTTACCTGCGTCACCACCAATACCATTATTTAAGTTGTCTTGAATAACGTGTGTAGTACCATCAGACTTACGTCCGACCGTACGGATAGTAGCATTCTTGTACTTCTCAACTGGGCGATTATAGGAATCTTGCGTGATATCAAAACCAGCACCAATGCCCATAACACGAATGTTAAGTTCAATACGTCGTTTGGCAGCCTCGTTCATGTACAGAACAACACCATCACCATCAGGTGAGTTCATGTTGTCAAGCAATTCCTGCATCTTAAAAATGAAGTTGTTTGCTTTAGAACTTGTTGCAGAATACAAGTCGGAAAACGACGAGTCAATTGCAATATCCATTTCACTAGGAATATCGTAATCTGCTGGGTTGTTCATGCGGTAGTTAAGACCGGGGAAACAGTCCGCGGAATTACCAGCAGCAAGAGACGATGGGTCGTTATTAATGAACTTATCATTAAAGTCATAGGCAAAACCTTCGAGGAAGATGTTTACCTGCGCTTCAATTGGGTCAATAATATTGGTTGGTTGGTCAAGCAATACGTGGTCAACCAGAATCTTGTTACGAACAAGATACATTGACTCTTCGTAAGACTTTGGCTTTCCCTTAACTGCTACAGGCTCTGAGTTGACACCTGTCCAGTTTGGAGCAGGAATGCCTTGATTGAGATACCGCATACCAACTTGCTTTAGCGAAGCACTAGTATAAAGCGGGATATCCTTAAGAGCGTTCCACGTTTGGTGGAGGGACTTAGTAATCTCTTTAACGAGGGGGTCATTTGATAACGAGGCGTGGTCCGCCAGCGTTAATGCACCATTAAAATCAATAGCCATCTATCTAGCCTTTCATTTTGTCTAAAAGGCTAGATTTTACTGCCCTTTAGACCGAATTCCGATTTCTTCCAATGCCCATCAGTGCGGATAAACTCATCCGTCCACCTTGCGGCATATTTCCGTTTATTACTGGTTGCGCTGAGTCACCTCGACCAGTTGGCATAGGTGCATTACGCCCTTGTGCTACTTGTTTAGTGACATCCGACTGGATTGACTTTCTGAGATTTGCAATCTGTTCGTGAGTAATTTTGACTGCTTCTTGAGGGGATACCCCACGACTAATCAAACTCTCAACCATAGCAGGTGCTTGCTGTGCCAATGGGTATTGAGTCACTGCTGCTTGACGCTCTTGTTGAATCATATAATGACTCACTTGAGACATCGCCTGTTGATATCTAAATTTCTCTAGTTCAGCCTCTAGTTGTAAGTTTGCAGTATGCGGGTCTACAAGTTCTTGCTGTTCCAGTTCACGATAACGAGTTCGGATTGATTCTTCCTGCATAGTGGCTTCACGTTGAGCAGCAGCCTTCCGTAAGTCTGCAGCCGAATTAAAACCTTGTTGTCGGAATTCCTGAATGATGTCATTCCATTGGTCCAACTCGTGTTTTGCAGAACGAGCCTGTTCGTTTACTTCTTTAAAGCGGTCGTAAGGAATAGGTCCCCGATTATTATCGTCGTTCCCAGTAATGTGAGACTGGTCTTCTGACCAATCATATGCGGAGTTATCCGCTAGGACATCAGCACCATCGTTTACGCCCGGAGTGCTAAAAGAATCGTAGTCGGCGGCACTACGAACCTCGTCCAAAATTGCATTCCCAATACCGTACGCGTCTGACGCACCCGCTGATGAATCGGGCGTTTGTATCATCGTCTCGTCTGACATATTTGTTATACTCCTAATTGTTACTTATTGCCATTAGATGGCGGTTGTTGCGGAAGAACTTCTCGGCGTAATTTTTCTTTAGATATTTCAACAATACCTTTAGCCGCCTCGTTGTCCTGCTGAAGTCGTGAGTGTTCACGCATCTTCTCTATATCGGCTTGCAGTTTGTTTTGCACTGCCGCTTGATTTTTCTGCATATCAAGTTCTGCCTTCATTTGCTCTGCTTCAGGGTCAAATTGTTTTCCAGATGGTTGTTGAGCCTGCGCCTGTTGTGCCATTTGCTCTTGCATCATCTGTGCTTGTGCAGCCATTTGCTCTTCCTGTTGGTCAAGGTGTTGAAGAATCTTTGATGTATCTGGAAGGTCAAGCATTCCAATTACTAATCTGTTTGTTGCAGGGTCTTGTGGGTCACCAAACAATCCCATTTGTCGCAATGCAATAATTTTTTGTAACTTTTGGTCTGGGCTATCTTCCATAGTAGAACCGGGAACATACACAATCCTGAACTGTCCCCCGTTACGGATATGTTCAAAATTTACAACGCCTTGCTGTAAGTCTTCTTTTGGATTATTTTGCTCATCAACATTTCCTATAAAAGGCGCAACGCCAAACTGGTCAACAAGAGCAATTTCCCATTCTTTAATTTTGGCTGCACTTTCTTCTATGTCAGCACGTATGTATGAGTGTTGAGTATTATCAGCGCGTTGCAATAACGTAACTGCTTCCGCTGGTGTACCAGCAGGAGCCTGACCTTGAGATACGTCATGCAGTCCTGCAATATCCATCATGTCTTTTTCGAGGTACTGAAGAAGTGGGAATAAGTCTCCGCCTACACCCGGTGTACGATACACCTGCGGAGGATGCGAGCCTCTATTGTAATAGATTTTACGATATGTACGGTTTTCATCTTTGACATCATCGCCAGATTGGTCAAATGCATCTGCTCCTACTGCACTGAGACGCTCTGTCATTACATAGTCTTTTTGCATCTCAAACTGTTCAAGCATACGCGAATACAAACGGTTGTATGTTTGTTGAAGTGGACACAAATCAAAACCTAATGAATGACCATAGGGTACGCCACTACGTGGTTGCCATCTTAATGGAACAAATGGGAATTCATCTTTTTTCTTGTAAAGCCAAGGTCCAGCATGAAGCAACACAGTATTTGTGCTTACAATAAATCGTCCATCTGGATATTGTTGAGTTGGTTTTTCCCAATACTCGTAAACAATTGCTGCTTTTTTACGTGCATCAACTTGTGCTAATCTAGCAGTAGAAGGAGGGACCCAACCATTACCAGAACCATTACCACCTTCAAGATACGTGTCAACATAAGACGCGTTTGAACCTTGTAGAGCATCTCCTATTACCAACTTCCCTTGGTCACCCCAATTGTCTACAAACCAACTAAGAGGTTTTGTAGAAGCATGAATAAGCCAACGTACATCGTCATCACGTTTTGCTGTTGGGTCAAGAAATATATCAAAACAAGGCAAAATTTCTTCACGAATGTCACCTAATGGTAAACGCTCATACCCAGTAATAGAACCATCATCTGGACTAAACGTAGGCATAATTTGCTCACTACGTGCATCCCAATAAATTTTTAAATACGAAGTTCCGGTGACGCATGCCCATCGAACTCTTTCTTTTAATTGTGTAGTACGTCCAAACTTACGGTTGTAATGTCCATTAATAGCATTTGCTTCATCTGCTGCAAGACGGTCTTTCTCATTCTCCGATAGAGGAACAGCCCTTGCGTCTGGACCAACTTGTGTTAACTTACCAACAACCCCATCAATCAAAGGGCGCATTTTATTAATTGTTATATAACGATTTGGTTCATTTGGATTTTGCAATTGAATTAAATTGCGAGTTTGGCTTGATATACGAAACCATTGCCTTCCTTCAAAGAAAGCGGTTGCCATTGACCATTCAAGTTCCATTTCCATACGAGAACGATGTGCAATTGTAAACTGCTCACGCACATAATCAATAATCTGTTTTGTTTCTTGTGGTTGAGTCTTTGGTTCAACCCCCCATTCATTTTTATCGTGGTCAATACCAAGGTCTTTTTCATTAATGACAGACAAGTTTTTTGCTTTAGCAGCACCTTGTACGCCATCCTCTAACCTTTGTTCGTATGCCATTACTCCAGTCTTAGGCTTCATGCGATTTACAAGAGCATCAATAATACTAGGCATGCCCGGCAATCCTTGCATAGGGTTCATATTGTTAGGTCGTTTTAGCATTAAATGTACTTATCCTTTGTAATCCATTCTATTTCTTTTATAGACTTATTGCGACGAATACAGTGTAATTCATACACTGTCATACCACAACTAATAGCAATGACTGTCAATAATGTAAGCATAGCACTGACTATAAAGGTTAAAGCCATTCCGTATTTCCTTTATCTGTTGACCATAAAGGTTTCCACAATTTTGGTTTTTCTGTTTCTGGACAAGTCACTGGATATTCCCTCCACATTAAACCGTAACGAAATGAGTCTAATGCGTGGTCATACTTTGTACCGCCGTCAAGGTCTTCAGGGTCTTTTGGGTCTGCCATTGCTTTTTCCAACTCTTTAATAAGGTTAGGGCAAGCATTTCGCACAATTTGTATACGAGGCATTGGTCTGCGTGTTTCACCTACAGTTTCCATACGCGTTGAATCAAACCATTGCTGAACACGTCTCCATCCAGCCTTACGGTCTTTTACTGCACGTACTGCTGGTAGATTTTTTCTCCACCAAATCTCAACTGGATATTCTCCAATTCGTTGTCCTGCACTTTCTGGCGGAAACGTATTAGCCCAATCAAATGCAATGGCTTCTAGTTTAGTGTTCCACTTACCATCTCTAAATCTTTTATCAACAGGTTCGCCTAGTTTGTGTTTTTCTAAAAGCAACAAAGCCTTATCGGCTTGTGAAGATGATACATGACCCGGTTCGTAGAACTCTCCAATTACGTAAATATTTTCTTTATCATCACTACAATACAAAATAAATGCACAAGGACTATTTGTACCAAAGTCATGACTTGCCCAGAATCTCCACCAAGGTTCAGGAGTAATAGAATCAATAATGTGCCAAGGTTCACCAGTTGGTCCATACTCTTTAAATTGAGGAAAGAATCTGCCTCCAATTCCAACTTCATGTTGACACTCACGTAAGAATGCAATAAGTCCATAGTCATCAATTTCACGTTGACAAATTTCTATAGACTTGTGAACCCACGTTGCAGTTCCCCCTGTAATCACATAGCCCATACGCCCATTTTCTCGCTCAATAGGCTTGTATTGCAAGTCTTCAATTGCTGGCACGATTGGGCTTTGTATGCGGTCTTGCAGCATATCTAGTTCACCACTCAGCACCTGACTCATTACAGAGTTAGAGTGGATTCTGTTTTGCACAAACACAATCGCACAGTCCGTAGATTTAGCAGGAAGAATTGTTTGTGTAATTGTGCTAATCTTTTTTTGTACTCGGTTAACGCTATCGTTTAATTCGTCAATATCATCAAGGATAATAATATCTGGACGTATATGGTCTAACTTGACACCACGTGCGCCTGTATCAAGTCCGAATGCCAGTACGTTGAATCCATTGGCTGTACGCAGTTTTTGTGCATTCCAACCTTTAGAGTAACCGTACTTATTAACTGCTCGCTCTACTCCGCAACGTTCCATTGTTGTTGCTATATCAGTAACGTGACGATTAGCAGCATCTTGTGTTGCACATACATATAAAAGAAATCTCCGAGAGCCTTTAACTGCTAAACGTGTAGACACAAGTTCCATTGTTGTTGATTTACCGCCACCACGAAACCAACATTCAATAAGTGCAGGCGGAGGACTTCCATAACTAATACCTTCTGCCCATTCCCACGCTCTGATATGATGCTCTCCTAACGGAGATGATGCTGCGTGTGGAGCGTAAGTTTTAAGCCATCTATCAAATGGAAGTTCTGACCCTGTAATAGGAGTGGCTTGACCTGTGTCAAACTCACCACCACTTATCATTTCATCAAAACGCTCTGACATTGCCTCTATAAGTGAAGCAGCCAATGGTTTATCTGGACGTATAAATTTCTTTAACGCTTTAGGTGTAATCCTAGTATTTACATTACTTTTCGCTGACAATATTTGCGTCCATTATATCTTCAGGGTTTTCATATACTTTTAATAATTTCCCTACAGCAGCCTTGATTGCTTGAAGTTCATCGCTATTACGCACATTCTTCATTACAATATCAACCACTTGCATAACAAGTGAAAACGCTTGGTCAACTTCTAAAGTGTATGCTTTAGCATGAAGTAAACGTTGTTCAGCCTCAACAATGCTTGTTCTTTTTTCAATAAGGTCAATGACATCTTTACTTGCTTGATATTCATCCATTGTATTATTAATTGCTGTACCAATATTAGTAAATATTTCACTAAATTCTTCTGTGCCATATGCATTATTAGCCTCATTGTAAAGTGACTTTATTTTTTTGTACTGTTCATACGACACGCCTTCAGCAGCAGCCTCGGCACGAGAATCCATAATAGCCGTAATATATGCAGCGTCATCTTTTAATGAAAATAAATCAGGGTCATCTCTTAACTCATTGACTCGTTCAAGTAATTTTGACCCTACAGTTGAAAATCTTTTTCGCTGTACAGAATACAAACCTGTTTTAAAATCAAGTCGGTTAGTGCTTTTTTCCATCCTGCCAGAATGTTTAAGACACATTGTTTGTTCTTTGATAGCAGGCACACAACAAGTAACACCTTTGTCAGGCATTACGTATTCGCATAAACGAATCCGACCACCTTTAGGTCCTATTCTATATCTGACTCCGGCTTCTTCTTCTATCTGCATGACAATAGTTACAGTATACTACACATATGAACGAGCATTACCGCAAGACTGACATCCAACCAATTGAGTTGATTACTGCGTGGGGACTTGACTTTTCACTAGGTAATGTACTTAAGTACATATGTCGTGCAGGTAAAAAACAAAATGCCTCCATCAAGGATGACTTGATGAAAGCACTCTGGTATTTGGCTTATTACATAACAGAAGACATTAATGTTGCCGACGATATTGTAAATCAATGTCAATTAATTAAAGATAATTAAAAATCAATGTCCCCTCTGTAGTCTGCTTGCGTTTGGGAAAAGGTTTGAGGTTGCTTTTTTGGGGGTTGTGAAGCACGTCGAATATTACCTATAGTGTTTTTATTACCCTTGAGTTGCGTTGCTCGCCATCGGTCAAAGGCAGCAAGTGCATAATTTCTACCTGATTCAGACAACCCTTTGAATGTACCTAAAGTTTGCAATGATTGTCGGGCATCGTCAAAAGACTTACCTTTCTTATTAATCATATGAACTGCACTGCCCAATAGTTCAGTGGATGCTTCGCCTATGTCCATTCCATTAGCGCGGTTGTAACCGTCCGGTGAATTGCCCATTCCTGCCTTCATGTTGATAATAGGTTTTTTCTGAGGATTGTTTGTTGAAACTCCGCCTTCACTTGCATAAGGATTTCTGGAAAATGACGGACCACCCGTTGCTCCAGCAGAATCTGCCATTTTGGTGGGAGTTACTGGTTTATTAGGAAGTGGAGGACCCATTCTTTTTTTCTTTAGGTCTTCTAAACGTAAATGTTCTGTCATTTTACTTACCTTTCATAAATGCTGGCAGTGGCTTTTTTGCACCCTTGCCTTTTGGCATTGGCTTCTTTGCGCCAGATTTTTCGACACCCATCATTTCGGACATCGACTTCTTTTTTCCCATCGCCATATCCCCTTTCGGGTAAGGCATTCCCATTGGCATGATTACTTTCCTTTCTTCCCAACACCCATCATTTTGAGCCAGCCTTTTTATTGGTCACACCCATTGCCTTGGACATCATTCCTTGCCTATCTCACGTAGAGGTAATTTGGCATCGCGTTCAAGTAGTTCACGTAGACTTGGCTGACGTTTCTTAGGAGGCGGTTTAGCCATTAGTTGCAGTTCCAAGCGCGCAGCGATTTATTGATACGGCTATTAGGGTCATTGGCTGTTTTAGCCGAGGTAAGTTTTGCTTTCATACCAGACATACGGGCACAGAAAGAAGCGCGCCTGCCAGCATCCGCTTTTGTCTTCGGATTAGGGGCAGGCGGTTTCAAGTTATCACCAGACGTACGTTTGAAGTGCGCTCTTCCAGCAGCATTTAAACCGCCCTTAGGGTCCTGATATTTTTTTACAACGCCCATAATTAAACCTTTTACAATCTATATCAGATATACAATCTGTTACACCTGATAAACTTGTCATATGGCAAAGTTATTTACAAGTACCGACGACAACCTATATGTATCTGCACTTGTCAGTATGGCAAATGAATATACTGACCGCACTATAGTCCAACGCGGTGGAACAATTACGTTAATTAAATGGAATGATAAATTTGAAGGCAAACAATACTGTGAAGAAGGTTGTATCAATGGCAGGTGTCTTGGTCATTTTATTGCTGTACATATCGCTCATATCACTAGGCATCCTGATTGGAAGTATGCTGTATATCATAGCGAACAGTATTCAAATGGTACTACAAGGTCGGTTTTTTATTTTTATGAAGAAGATGTGTCTGCGTATAAACAGGCTAGTACCTTACGCAAAAGGGCTTCTGAAAAATGACTAAGTGGATGACATTATTATCTGTAAAAGAAGAAGAAGTACTTAATTTAACAGCAAAAGGAATGACTACTCGTCAAATAGCAAGTGAAATGGGAATTCAACGTAGGACGGTGTATTTTCATTATCAAAACATTTACGACAAATTTCAATATCACGGTGATGATAGGCGAGTAATACGAGCCGTATCTGAATGGATGATTATACGTAAGAGTCTTATATAATATGAGAACCACATATGAGTCAGAAAATGACCGTATGTGGCAGTTACGTGCAGCCGACAAAGTCTCCTCTAGATTGTTTTTGTACTTTGGCGACAACACTGTCACTGATGAGGCTAAGTACAGTAAGCACGACTTTGTTCTCAAAATCGGTAAATGGACAGCCATCGCAGAATATAAGCGTCGAACACATAAGTTCGGGACTTATCCCGATGCTACTCTCAGTGAAACCAAATGGACGTATCTGCGTTCTTTTAATGGTCCTGCGTTTATCATCTTCGAGTTTACTGACGGTATATATGTTGCAGACATAAACCATATTCCTAACCTCTTAGCCTATTTAGGTGGAAGGACAAGAAACACTAGGGACCAATGGGATGTACATATGTGCGTACAGATTCCACTGGAATTCCTAGTGCCTTTAAATAAATGGATACCTAACGTATCACATAACGATGTTTAGCGGTCACTTCTCATTTTGTTTTTGGCTTATTAATCTTCACAGAACTGTCACTGTTTCTAGCAAATGAACGATTAGTACTAGGCTTTACTAAACGCAAGTTACTATCCGCATTTGTACCACCTTTACTTAAAGGTTTTTTGTGGTCAATATCTTTACCCGTCCTGTCAATACCCTTAGCATCCATAGCCCTACGAGCCTTCTGACGCTCCATACGCAAAGGGTTTTCATTGCGAGCAACTTGTTGCTCATACTCTTTTGCGTAAGGTCTAGATTTAGTCACGTAAGGCATAAAGATATCCTACTTTTCAATTCTCTTAAACGTAAACCCGTCATTATTATCACAAAACATTACTGCTCGTTCTTTACGAGTACATACTTTCACAAGAATCCCTTTTTTGTCATATACTTCAAATTCAAAACGCTTGTGATAAGCACGATTTGCTAGCCGTTGTTCAATTCCTGTAGAGTAATGAACCTCTTCCAGTATTACATTTGACATAAAATTATCCTAGCATATCAGTCAGCAAACGGGTCAGTAATTTCATCAACTTTATTAGTATTTTCAACCACTGGAACCCCAACTCCATCTTTACGACTATCAAGTGGCTGAACATTATCTGCAACAATTTCATAAGACTGCCGTTGTATATCATCTTTATCTTTATAAGAACGTACTTGTAATCTACCTTGAACAGCAATCAATCGTCCTTTTTGAAGGTACGTACAAACAAAGTCTGCTGTTTGACCCCACGCCGTAACAGAGAAGAAGTCAGTTTCTTTTTCTCTACCTTTACGGTCAACTGCCACCCGCATATTAGCAACACCTTTTCCAGTGTTTGTTTCACGATGCTCAGGGTCGGCAACAAGCCGACCAATAATAACTATACTATTCAGCATTTGATACATCTTTCTTGTTGTACTTGTCTTGATACATTTTTACCGTTCCGTTAAGTTTCTCAATGTCAAGCACCCAGTTAGGGTTATTGTTATGAGCATGCTGTATGGCAAGATGAGCGAATTCATGCATGAACTTCGCTGGTACTTTAAGGTCATTTAACTGAGCGTCACGTGCAGCAAGCCACGCTTCATAAATATTTAACCCTTCAGTAATACCACTACCTTGAATTGACACATCGTATGTCCCGTTAACAGCCCTATTGATGGATACCATTACGTCACTGTCTCTAGAAAAGTCTAATAGTTTCACTTGTTATCCCCCTGACAACATTGTCAGTATATCATACACACGACGTATATATATATATATTAGTCTTTTTAATTTGGTTATAGTTAAAGGGGTATAAAAACTTTACGGGTGACCCTCTAAAAACTTTACCCCTCCCCCTGACAACATTGTCATAAGATTTATTTGGTAAGTGGATAAATACTTGACGGTAGTTGTTACGTTACAACAAGTTATGCGTGAGAAGAAAGTTTTTTTGATGTCTCCGATGGGAGATATTAGTAGTAGTAGTAGAGAGAGATTTTGGGGGCTGAGTCCCCCCCGTATTCGCCGACTGTAGGGTAGGGGGATTGCCTTGAGGGGTAGTCAAAATCCTGCCTTTTTTGCCCGGCTGGAGTCCTCATTTGGCCCACCCTAGTGTCGGCGAATGAAACGTAAGCAGTATGCCAATATCTGTCAACAACTGAGAAGGGGTGGCAACAAATAGCAAAGGTAACAACCCTAGCGTCGGCGAGTAAAACCTGCTGGTATTTTCAAATTCCAATGTCTGCACCTTACATTTCCCTAGGTTCTAGCCCTTCGCGTTCTATTTCTGCTCAAATCCCGACAGTCAAAATCACTTTTGCCATAACTTTTTACCCCGGTTTTATCAGGGTATTTTTGGTGTATATATAGAAATATATTTCTAGTTAGGCATTTCTGGTTGTAACGTTACGACTCACGAGAAATATTCACCTTTTATTTGCCTTGACGACTTGCAAGTCAAGAGTTTTTCCTGTTGAATAGTGATGTCGGTAGCGGGGTGGGAACGAAACGAAAGCGAGATAGGGAACAGACATGAATACAGTGAACTTTGTGGAGAGCATCTGGGTTGCTGGTGGCGAGAAGTTGGCGCAGACGGTTGTCAAGCACAATCAAACCGCTGGTAGTGTGTACGGTATCATCGGACAAATCACCTACGGTATCGGTGCAACCATCGAGGTGAAGGCACGTGGTACGGGTTCCAACGGTGAACGTACCACCTTGCAGACAGGCATCTTTCCATATGATAATGCTGACCATTACATCGCCTTGCAGGATGCTGTACAGCAATGGATAGCACAGGACGGTGTGCAACGCATCGAGTTTGACCTCTACCTTTAGCCGAAACCCTTCGGGGTCTGGTGCAGATAGCACCACTGATGAGGCTTGACAGACAATCCGGCAGGTGATAACCTGCTAGGCACAGGAGAACGGGCATGAAGTACACTTTGACGGTGGTAGGGCAGGACAATCGGGAGTTTGCATCGGTGGAAGATGCTATCTCGGCAGGGCAGGCATCAGGTGAAGATGTATTCGCTGTTAGTAGCGTATCGGACGGCTTGCCAACGATACACGCTACCGGGATGCTTATCACCTATAAGCAACAAAACGGACGCAAGGGCAGGATGTGGAATATCGCATACTGCTAGTAGCCGAAACCCTTCGGGGTCTACCGCATATAGCGGTACTGATGAGGCTTGACAGACAGGATTCTATCGGTTACAATCTAACACAAGGGGACAGACACTATGTACGAAGTAACACTATACGTTGGGACACAGGCGGTTGCTGGGTTTGACAACCTGACCCGCTGGTCAGAGGTCAAGGGTACGGTTATCGGGTTGGAGGGCAAGTATGACCTTGAAGGCTACGATACCCGGTGCGTGGTACGCTTCTCCGACACCGTCCGGACGGTTACGGGTTGGACATCCGGCGGGGCTACGATGGAACGCCCTCTGGTAGTGGAGGGGTTGCTAGAATCCGGCGATGCATACACCTGCCTTGTCTGGGACACTGAGAATGCGGAACGTATCGCCGATGACCTGCCATATGCTAGGGTCTATGACCTGACAGCAGAATGGTACGATGTCATCCCGGCTTATGTCGGGGGCTACGACCGACAGCGGGTCACTCTGGTACACGATACCATCGGACGCAAAGTAGTACCCTGCTAGACTTGCAGGCTTGACAGACAGGTGATAGACTCTTCAACAGATAGGAACACAGACATGACAACAGTAAAGCAACTCTCCAACATCGCCAACTGCTACGGGCTAAACCTGTACACTTATTCGCCGGGGGACGGTGTCACCCGCTATCGGTTCGCTGAGCAGTTTAGCGGACAGACCTGCTACTTTAGCGGGAACGGGCTGGTCACCCTGCTAGGGCGGAAGGAGGCTCGCCTCTGGCTCCTCGGCTACGCCGATGCCATCGACCGGCAACGGTCGGCGCAGGTAGGCTATACCGTGCATGATATTGCATGAGGTAGCCCCTCGTAGACTGAAACCAGTTCTCTGATACAATCGACTTGCAGACTTGACAGACAGGTGATACCATTCACCAACGCAGACAAAGGAACAGACATCATGACCGCTACAATCAAAAACAACACCCTCACCATCACCATCGACTTCGACGCTACCGGTACGCCTTCGGCTTCTGGCAAAACAAATGTCCACGCATCGACCCGTGGCAACGCTAGCACTACGGTGCAGGTCAATGGCAAGACGCTTGTTATCGGCTTGAACGCTTACACCGCCAAGTAGGCGGATTCTAAAATAGGGGGGCGTACACTTCGTGGGGTACGGTAGGCTGGAACCCCGACCAGCACTGGTGGTAGCGGGGGGCGTACCACGGCGAAACCGTCCCCACATTCTACTTGCAGGCTTGACAGACAGGTGATACCATCGGACATCGAACAAAGGACACAGACATCATGAAACTCAGACCTCTTCTTACACCAAAGACTGTTGCACCCGGCGTGGTAGCCGTTCGCTCTGTCGGCAAGTCGGTATACCCTAAGCGGGACGGTTCCTACCTCGAATATGACCTGAACGCGGAAGGTCTGCACCCCTTCGGGATGGCATATGCCGCCATCAAGGTCGCGGCAGGTAAAGGCTTCTTTGCCGATGCTGTAGAGCAGGGCGCACGGTGCGTGGTTCGCACCACGAATACCACCGTGGTATCGTTTGACCCGTCCGATAACATCGCAAGGGTTGGCATCACCGTGGGCGGTGTAGCGAAGAAATACGAAATCACCCTGCATCTCGGATAGGTTTCAGGCTTGACAGACAGGTGATACAGTAGGACATAGGAGAACAGACAGATGAACACACTCGAAAAATCACAGGCTATTGACAAGGCTATTGATACCCTCACCCCGTATTTGAGGTCGTTGCGGGAGTTGGACAGCGATGAGGCCGTATATCACGCATTCCAACTGTTGCTGGATGCACAAACCGCATCCGCCAAAGAGCGGGACGCAGATATGCTTGCAAGGTTTCGACAGGGTCAATCAAAATAGACCGATACCAGTCCCGCTTGACTTGACAGACAGGATTATTCGCGGTAAAGTGTTAGCAACACAGGAGAACAGACAAATGGCAAGACTCACGAAGAAGAACATCGTATTTCTGGCGGACACAATGGGGTTGGACACATTCACCTATAGCCCCGGCGATGGAAAGACCCGCTACAAGTTTGCACCACGTGGTTCACAAGAGTGCTACTGGTCTGGCAACGGCTATGTAACCCTCGGCATCAATGAAGCAGAGCGTTTCCTCCGGGGCTACCAGTATGCAGGTATCTGGTCAATGCCAGCGTTCAAAATGTAGGCTTGACAGACCAGACATCGGATGATAAAGTATTGACAGACAGGAGAACAGACATGACATTCACAAAGACACTTCCAATGACCATCGGTACAGCAGAGTACATCCGCTATCACATCAACCGCGACTTCCCTGAGTATTCGTTTTACCCTTGTGTGGAGGGACACCCCGGATGCTCTTGCACTGACAAGAAGGGCGGAGAATGCATCGCCCAACTAGAGGCGGATAACGACCAAAGGGTAGACATCAGGGCGGCGGCTACCATCATCGACAGCATCATCTTCGACATCATCGCAGATAACGCATAGGGGGCAGACATTATGTACAGAGTAGAGACACAAGTAAACGAAGACGGCATTTGGTATTTCATCCCATACGTCTGCCGAAGTGTAAAGTACACAAGCAAGGTAAAGGCACTAGCAGAGGCTGTCAAACTAGAGGGTCGATGGGATAGGGTTGTTGTTTACAAAGAGGTACGGGGCGTGACGCAGGGTATCGTTTATAACACTGAACCAAATAACCCTTGACAGACCAGACTTTATGACCTAAGATGTTAGCGACGAACAAGGAGAACAGACATGACAATCCGATACGAACTGACAGATACGTGGGCAGGAACCCCTAACTACGGGTGGGTGAAGCGGGGAACCATTACGGTTCCACAGAATGCAACCCAGCATAAGATTATGCGGGAAGTCAAGAAGGCTCTCCTCCTGACAGGGGTCAAGTTCCGCCTTAGAGAACTATACAACGGGTGGGAGTTCAAGCCGGACTACTTTATGGCAATCGGTTGGATTACCATCGCAGAGTTGGATGAGGCAATGGAATGAAACCAGTTACCTTGACAGACCGACAGGATGTGGTAAAGTATTGACAGACAGGAGTGCAGACATGACACTGAAACCAAAATACACTCACGAAGACCTTGAGAAGGCGCGTGACCTAGTAGACGAAGCGTGGGACAAACTGAGGGAAGCACGTGCCACCAACGGTACAGCATCGGTAGCGTGGCAAGAACGCATCGACATCAATGTAGTGATGGCAGACCTTGAGAAACTTAGCAACGGTCTTGTAGACAGGATGAATGAAGTATCTGAGGAGGATGAGGCGTGAGTTATTACACTAGGTTCTACCGCGACAACGACAGTGATAAGTATGTGAATGTCCAGAAAATCAAAGACTTGACAGTCACGACTGAGGATGGTAAAGTAGTAGTGACAAAGGCAAACGGAGTTACCTATGT